GCTGGCGCTGTGAGCGTCACTTTTTGCACTCCGTCCACATGGAGCGCGGCGAAAATCGCGGAAAGGTTGATGTCGTTGCCGACTTTGTGGTTTTGCGTGGCGAAGGCTTGGGCGCTGGCTTGGGCTTCGGCCATGACCACGGAGGAGTCAGGGCCGGGGAAAGTAAAAATGGTTGCGGTGATTGCGTAGTTTGCAATCGTCGCGCCTTGCACGGTGACGGCATCCGTGAGCGGGCGGACGGATTCGGCGTTGAGCGCCTGCGTGACATTGCTGATAACGGTTGCCGAGGGTGCGCCGTTGCCTGTGAGGCCGAGGACGGTCACGAGGACATTGCCGGGGGAGACGGTGGGAGGGCCGACGATGGTGGCGTGTTTGACGCCGGCCACTTTCAGCGCGTGGTAGAGGTAGCTCCCTTCCGGGCCTGCGGTGCTCAAGCCCTCAAGGGCGAGCGTGACGCGATAGCGAAAATCGGTGTCTGTTTCCATGACGGCCAAGCGCGGCGGGATCGCTGTCGGGGCTGCGGGCACGAGGACTTTGCGCGAGGTGCCGAAGATCGCTCCGAGTTGATCGAGGTCCGCGCCGGTTGCATAGGCGAGCATGACGCCACGAGCGGCATCGTTGACCCGTTGCCGGATGAGCATTTCACGGTAGGCGCAAACTTCCAGAATCTTGAAAGCTGGGTCGCTTTCCACGATGGCGGTGAAAGCCGGATCGCGGGCTTTGAGGTCGTCCACCATCTCCTGCAAAATCGCGGCGTAGTCGAGACTCTCGACAATCGTCGGCGCGGGGAGGCTGCTAAGATCGATTGGCGTGTAACTCATACGACCATGCCGTCCAGTGTGAGCGCGGTTCCGGTGGGTAAATAGACGCCTTCGAGAGCGATGGTGATCTTGCCGGGTTCGATGGCCTGGGCGATGACGCGAGTGATCTCAACGCGAGGCTCCCATTTGCGGATTGCCTCGATGGTGGCGACATAGATTTCAACGATGGTGCCGCGATTCATCGGGGCGTCCACGAGGTCAAAGAGGCGCGAGCCGTAGTCTCGCAGCATGACGCGAGAGCCGAGCGGGGTGGTTAGAATGTCCCGTATCGACTGCTTCAAATGGTCCAACCCGGAAAGCGCTTTCCCGGTGTCGCTGCTCATGCCTCGCATGCTGGCGAATTTTAGGGACGCGCTGGGGGGTGTCTTCTGCGGGGACTTCCCGCGAAGCGGTCAGAAAGGTTGAACCACGGAGGACACGGAGAGCACGGAGGAGGTTATGGATTTGGGACGGCGGTGATTGCTGGTCCTGACATGACGCCGCCGTGAGTGTGGGTGGAGAGGGTGATGAGGTTGGATTTCATCAAGCCCGTCTGGTCGTAGTTGCCTGTCTGCGTGATGTTGCCGGTGATTGTGATTCCGCCGCTTGCGATTTCGAGGGTGGTTCCTCCGACCGTGATCTTGACGCTGCCGCTGGTGATCTCCACTTTTCCACTGCCGAGGCTGTGCGTGATCTTGCTGGCGGTGATTTCGCTTTTCGCATCACTGCCGATTTGGGCGAGGATTTTTGAGGCGGTGATTTCCGTTTTGGCGTCGGATCCAATTTGCGCAAGGATTTTGTCCGAGGTGATTTCGGTCTTTGCGTCCGATCCCACCTTGGCCGTGATCTTGGAAGGGGTGATTTCGGTCTGCGCATTGTCTCCAACTTTGACGGTTGCTGATCCTTCGGGGAGTTGCAGGAGGTGGGTGTGGTTCTCCCGGTCGTATTCGAGGACGGCCCCATCCTTGTAGGTGGTGCGGCTGATCTCGGCTTTGTCAGCGTTTGCGGGGTAGTCGTTCTTATAGACTCCTCCAGGCATGACGTAGCCCGCTGAGAGTTCGCCGCCGGGGGCCATGACGATGACCTGCTCGCCCACTTCTGGTGCGTGCCATGTTCTGTCTTCACCGGCGCGGCTGGCGAGCCACGGGAGCCATGCGCTGGTGTTGTCTCCCATCGTGACACGGAGGCGGGCCTTGGCGTAGTCCGCTTCCAAGACCTTGCCGGGTCGGATGGTGTTCGAGAGTCGGCGCTCAAGCTCTCCGATGCGGGCGTTGCTCATGTGGCGAGGATGTCTTGGATCGGCACATAGTCCGGCTCGTGCGGGATGCCGATCTTGGGAACCCATGAGGCGCGGATGTCTGTGGGTAACGCTCCCCCTTCAGGCCATGCGGTTTCACCGAGGAGGCAGGTGTGTTCCCACTCCACGCGCCATGTTTCGTATTCTGGGTTTTCGGCGTCAAATTCCTGCGGGGTGGCGGCGATGAATCGGGCGGGGGTCACTGGCATTCCGAACCGTTGGCCTTGAAGGAAGGCCGCGAAGTTTGCCGACATGAGGCGGACGGCGAATTTGTTACCGGCCTTGTAGCTGTAGATGAGCGAAGCGGAAAAGCGGATATCGACCTGGAGTTGCTGCGTTCCGACATCCGAGGGGTCGGATGGCTCGATGGTGTCGAGTTCAAAGGTGATCGCTGGCACATCGATCTTTTCCATGTAACGCGAATACGCGGCGATGGTTTTGACCGATGCGCCAAACTTGGCGTTGATCTTCTCGGCGATCTTCGTGTGCAGGACGGCGAGGTCTATTTGCTGAGTTGCCATTTTAGTTGGGTTTCAAATTCTCGTTGCAGGCGCTCGCCGATTTCCTTTTCCAGACTCCCCATGGCGTCCATGCCGGGGTCGAGGATGTTGACGCCTTCGGATTTTTTAATGGGCAGGCGTTTTTTTCCGACCCGCTCGAAGACATGCCCGCCCATTTTTTTGGAGATGAATGCGCCGGGGCGCTTGGCGGGGCCTGCTGTGACTCCGCTTTTTGTTTGGCGGGGCTTCATGGCTTTCAGCGGGATGTTGCGGAGGCCAGCCCATACGCGACCGAGGACGCCATCCTTGCCCATGACTTCGACGCGCATCCTGCCTTTGATTACCTTGCCTGTGACCTTGGTCGCCTTGCTGATGCGGCGGGCGGCTTCGTTGCCTGCCCAGCGGGTGACGCGAGAGACGGCGCTGCGCATGGCGGGGGCGATCTGCTTTTGCGTTGCCCCAAGGTCGCGCCCGATGCGGTCGAGGCCCTTTGCGTTGATGAAGATCATGTCACTCATGGGCGAGTGTGACGGTGGCGAGGCCGGTGCCGTCTGGTTGGATTTCCATCACGGTGTAATCCTTGCTTCCGACCTTGCAGGCGGTTTCGCGGGGGATGCCTGAGACGTCGCTCTCCTTGCATTGGAAGCGGGGCTGCGTGCTGTCGAGCACTACCTCGCCCACGGAGGAGTCGAAAAAGGCGTTGTCGAAATAGCCGCGCACGATCCGGGTTCCGGTGGGCAGGGCAAAAAGAATCTCGGTGTGGTCGAGACCGGAGAAAAAGACATCGAGGTTGCCGTAGGTCATCGCGCGGGGTGGATGCGGATGAAGTTTCGAGCGAGGGATTTTGGCCGGATTTTGCGCCAGACTCCATCGCCTGTCTCCGATTCGCGTTGTCCCTTGCCGTTGGTGTTTCCTTCGATGGTTACGAGGTTCTTCCCATCGTCTTCGAGCACGATGCCGACATGCGAAAAATCAAAGGTCACGATGTCTCCCGGCTGTGCGGCGTCTTGGTCGGTGTAGATGCTGGTGGTGCGGGCGCGAGCCTTTGCCCATGGCACGAATCCGTAGGCCAGCGCGGTGCGCGGTTGCCACTGGGCAGGCGATCGCGTGAGTCGCAGCCACTCCGGGACATCGTTTTCCTTTAGCCATTCCTGCACGACGAACGAAACAAACGCCGCGCACCATGGCCACGGGCCGGGCGGCAGGTCGGTGGCTCGCTGGTAGTCACGAATCCGCTGGCCGCGATTGTTGCCGCCTTCTTCGCGCACACCGATTTGCGCTTGTGCGATGGCGAGGAGCTTGTGGAGCATGGTCAGCGGTTGAGGAATGCGAGGGCGAGGAAAAAAAATGAGAGCAGAATCAGCGCGAACGCGATGCGCTCAGGCTTCATTTTTTCTCTTTGCGGAAAATGTTGATCGCTCCCACGAGGGCCATGCCTGCCGCTGCGATGGCGTTGGCTTTGTCTGGGTCGAGTGCGATTCCGGCAGCGGAAGCGACGAAGACGAGGCCGCGCCATGTGGAGGCTTCGGCGAGGCGGTTCATTATGTAGTCGAGTGTTTTCATCATTTGTCTTTGAGGCTGGGGATTTGCGGGTTGAACCAATCGATGTTGACTGGCGGGAAGTAGCGGATGCCGACCTCCACGCGCCCGAGGCTTCCCATCTTGTCGCCGCTTGGCGGCAGCGGGACGCTTACGCAGGCGGGCAGGAGTAGGAGAGGCAGGAGTGCCAGCAGGCTTTTCACTTTGCTTTGAGGCTTTCCTCGATGCGCTTGGTGCGCTCGTCGATGCGGGCGAGGGTTTCGCTGCGATCGGCTGCGAGGCGTTCGATGGCTTGGAGGCGGATGTCTTGGCGTTCGTTTTCATTTCGGACTTGGCGCATTTGTTCCGGCAGGACAACCCACCCATTGAGTGAGCTGAATATGGTGGCGATTAGGGCCAGAGCGGCGAGGGCTTCGGCGAAGTTCAGCCGCACGGCTGGGCGTCCGTCCTTCTCTTCGAGGCTCATTTCTTTTTCTTCGGCTCTGCGGTTTCAACGAATGGCTTGGCGAGACCGAGGGCGATGAGTTCGCGGGCGAATGAGGGCGAGACTTCGACATCGCTGCCGACCGGGCAGGATTCGCCGGCAATCATGAGGCTTTGGAGGAGTGTGATTTTTTGAGGTTCCATGGCGTTGGGTCGTTAGCAAAAGCCTCCTCCGCGAATGCACACGGAGGAGGCGGTTGAGTTTTCAGCTATCGCTTAGGGCTTTTTGCCGTAAACGAAGGACTGGGCGCGGCGGACAGCGAAGTCCACGTCTTGCATGCAAACGATGCGGAGACGGCCTTTGGTCGAGTTGCTGTATGGGTCCACGGTGATTTCGAGACCACCCCAGAGGCCGATGATGAAGTCGGCGAAGTTGCCGAAGAACACATCGCCAGTTGTGATCTGGTTGGTGATCTCGGTGCGGTAGCCGTTCATTGTTCCATTTTCCCAGATCGTGCCGCCGTTGGTGGAGCCGGTTGGGAATTTGAGCGAGGTTTTTGCCATGCCGCGTGTGGATGGGTTGGCAACGAATGCCATGCTGGCAACGTCCGTGTTCTGAGCACTGACGAGGCTTTCCATTCCCACGAGTTCCGCGAAGGTTGGCTGCACTGCGACGAAGGACTGCGAGAGCACACCTGCGGCGGATTTGATTCCGGTTGGTGCGTTGCTGAGTCCGGTTCCGTAGAATGCTGCGGAGTCGATGGTGAGGGCCAAGCCTTGCGCGAGGTCGTTACGAAGCAGGGCTTCGACGGACAGCGAGGGTTGCATGAGCATGCGGCGTGTGATTTCGCCGAAGTTTGCAACCGTGCGAGGACGGAGCGAGACGAGTCCGAAATCGATGTCGGATTTTGTCGCGTCGTCATCTTCGCCGAGCCAGTAGCCAGTGCCGAATGTTGTTTGCTTGGGCATGTCCACATTGCCGACGAGGCCAGCCAGCTCAGTTCCCAAATTCATGATGACCGCTTTGTTGCGGAGCACGTCAATGAACGAGGAGGCGAGGAGGTTTGTTTGCACGGTGTTGTTTCCTGTGCCGGTGTAGCCTGCTGCGGATTTGCCGGAAACGGTGTTTGTGCCGCGCTGTCCATAGCCTGCGGTAAGGACATCAACGGGAATCATGGTTCCCTTGACGTTGCGATGGGCGATTGCTCCGGCGGCGGCTTCGCAAGCTTCCAATTCAAAAGCGGCGTCTTGACGGGCTTTCTTGTCGGTTGGCTCGGCGGCGAGGGCGCGGATGAGCTTCACGAAGGAGAAGCTGCCAGCTTCGCGTTCGTTGAGGCCGATTGGTGCGTTGCCTTCGCGGACTTGGGCGCTGCGCTTGTCTTTCTCGGCGAGTGCGGCGGCTTGGAAGTCCACCAGGTTGCCACCGTCACGCACGATCTGTGCGGCGAGGGCGGGCATGCCGTATTTGTCACCGGCTTCGAGGATCGAGCGGGTGCGGTCTTGCTCGCCTTTGATGGCGGCGTTGCGCTCGGCGACGATGTTGATCTCCGGTGCCGCCGGTGCGGGCGCTTGTGGCGCGGGTGTAGGTGTGTCTTGCATATTGGATTGGGTGATTGTGCCGAGGCTAATTGCCTCTGGCGGGTGGTTAAGGCTGCGACCCACTCCGACAGAAGTGTCGGCGGGGATGGTGACGAGGGAGATTTCGTAGGGTTCCCACCGGCTGACGGTGTAGACATCCACGCCCTCGCGTTCTTCGGTCAACTTGACTTCGCGGATGCGGTAGCCGACTGAGACCTTCGTGAGGATTCCGTCCTGCACATCTTGCCACGCTTCCTCGGCGCATTCGGATTTGCCGAAGCGCACCAGCGCACGGCCCATCCCGTCTGCATCGATGCGGGCGGTCTCGACGACTCCCAGAACCTCGTTCTGGTCATGGTTGAACAAAAGATTTGCGCGGTCGTTGAGCCGCGAGAGGTCGCAGGCATCCGCTGAGTGATCGAGGACTTCGACCATGCCGGGCCAACGCTCGATTTCGGCGTTGCTGGAAAAGGCCAGCTCGATGGTGCGCGACTCCGCAGCGATTGCGCCAATGGTCATAACTCGGCGCATTGGCTGGCTGAAAAATTCTTTTGCGGCGGGCTTCATCTGTGCGCGAATTTTGCCAGTGGGTGTCGGGTTGTCTTCTGCGGGGAGTTCCGAGGAGGTTTAACCACAGAGCGCACAGAGGCCACGGAGAGGGGCAGACGCAAAAAACCCGGCGTGGGTTTTGGCCCACGCCGGGATAACCTATGAACCAACTTACGAGAGTGCTGCGGCGAGTTGAGCGCCGGTCGTTGAGACCGTGCTTTGATTTTTGGCGCGTTCGCCGATGGA